GTTGCCGCCCGGTCAGGGACGCATGTTCGAAGAACAGATCGCCGGATGACCGGCGCTGCTGATCCTCCTGGCTCCGGATGCGGCCATTGGTCCTGCTGTAATCGATCGCCCGGTTCTCGCACTCGACCGTCATGTAAAAGCCGGCGTCGGGATCATCGTTGTGAATGATCGCATTGATGTAGCCGCGTTCCATGATGATCGGATCGCCAAGCACCGCTCCGGTATCCGGATGACGGTGAAGGTCATAGATCGTCACCGGCCGGTCGCGATAGTCGTAGTTCTCGATATTGAGCAGCACTTCAGGCGTGATTTTGTTGTCCGGGCTTTCCGAAAGCCGAAGTGAGAAGCCCGACGCCGAGGTCCCGGACCCGCGGGACAGGCTCGAAACCTCGATCAGCCCGTCAAGCATGGCCTTGTAGGTGACACCGGCATAGACATAGTCCGAAGACTGCCGGATGAAGCCGAAGGATCCTTCACCGAGATCGAACCGGATCATCCCCGCATAGCGCACCCGACCTTCATCGAGCAGGCTCAGAAGCGCGGGCGGATAGGTCCGCATCAGCGGCTCTCCTGCAGCGAAAAACGGCACGTGTAGAGACCGACGCCCGAAACCGAAAAGGAATCCGGCACCAGGCGCGTAAGCATCGCCGGGCTCGAGAACACAACCGCCGCGCCCACGCCAATGTCGTCGGGCGGCGGCGGCTCGACAGTGATTGCTCTCGAAGTACCGGTCCCGGAAACTTCGCTCACTCGGCAGAAATGATAGTGCGCGTTGACAAGAGACAGAGGATCGCCGGCAACAAGTGAAAGTCCGGACGCAACATTGTCAACACCAAGAATGTTGCCGGATGTGACTGTGGCAATCTCGCCGTCATCGAGAGCAGGGGCGGCATCTGAAACATGGTTCTTGGGGTAGCTTCGATGCGGGTTCCTGAAAAGCACGCGCTTTGTACCGCCGCGCAGTGACAGTATCCATGCCTCGACTTCGTCTTTCACTGTCATCCTGAGCGGCTTTGTTTCGAGATCGACGACCCAAAACGGATCGTGGACTTGGCTGTGGTTAACTACACCGTTGCGCGATCTTGACGACTTGACGCCGGACACCAGACGCAAGTCACACACTGTGTAACCGACATCCGGAATCTCGCGCGGAAAACTGATCACCATTAGAGCACCCTGCGACGTTGCGCATTCTGGACGGTTTCGACAACCCTTCCAGGAAGGCTTACCTTCAGATCAGCAACCGCTTTCTCGACCCTTGCGAGGCCAGCCGCGTCCGCGCCAGTCGCGTCGATGCTTATAGGTATACTGATCGCAATGCCTGATCCATTAACCTTTGCATTCTTCGGAATGACGACCTCGCCCTTTTGCAAAATGGCTGGGATTTCACCGGGTTGCATTCCCGCAATGCCGCCTGAGTGATACCGCTTGGCACCCGCAAAGACCGATGGCGACACAGCGCGTCCATGCCCGTATCCATCGGACCCGGCCACGCCGCCCTTGTGAAGAATCCCGGGGATCAGGAGCCCGCCGAGAAGACCACCACGACGCCCGCCACCGCCAAGCAGGCCACCCAACCCGCCCCCGCCGTCGAAGATGCTGTTGAGCGCAATGTCGATCAGCTTGTCGGCGACCTTGTTCAGCGCATTAGCAAGAGCCTCGGATGCGGACTTGCCTTGGCGGAGATCCGAGATGAAACCACTCATCACGTCCTTGCCGAGCGACTTCATTTCCTCAGCGGATTCGCGCGCCTTGTCCTGGCTTTCGGCCAGCCGTTCGGCATCGGCGGAGGCTTTGGCATAGGAGGCCGCAAGCTCGTCGATCGAAGACGAGAGTTCTGGCGTGATCTGCATTCCCGCCTTCTGCGCGGCAACTGTCAACTCCTGGGCAGCGCGCGCTTTCTGCAGCGAATACCCATAATCATCCACCAGCGGATTGAGCCCGGCCATCACCTGCAATTCGGTTTGCAGAGCCGCGGTGCGCTCCTTGATCTGCTGGACCTCGCGAGCGAAGCCTTCCTGCCGACCGGATCCACCGCCTGACCGTTTTGTGGACGCCGGCAACTTGAAATCATTCAGCGAAACAGGATTCACAGTTGTCGGCTGTGTAATGCGCGATGTCGTCTGTGTGGTCCGCTGCTTACCACCAAACCGCCGTTGCAGTTCGGCGGAAAGTGCGGGGTTATCGCTGGTTGCGCCACCGCTCATCCGGCGGTTCAAAGCCCTTTCTGAATACAGACCGATCGAATTGGCAAAACGGTTGTTGGCGATCGCCTCGCCAACCCTGTCCAGCCCTGTCGCCTTGCCGAGCTCCAGGAGCCAGTTCTGAGTTGACACAGCCGCCTGGTCGACCACGTTGATATAGGCGCTGATCTGTTCAATAAACCCGCTTATATCGACCTTGTCGACCGCAAGCGCGAGGTTCCCGATCGCGTCGCCGAAGTCTTCTCCCGCGCCCGTCGCCTTGGCAAATTTTCCGGCTGCCCCGATAAGCGAATTGGTCAATCTGTCGAATTGCTGTGATATCGTGAAGGTCGAGTTGCTCACCTTGTCTTCAAGAACGCCCGCCCCGGCCTCGAACGCCCTGAAAAACGCTTCCGAAGACACCTTGCCGTCAACAACCAGTTGCCGAAGCTTCGCAACCGAACCTCCCGCTTCCTCAAGCCCTGCGGCCGCGGCCTGCGCGATCGGCAGCGCACCTTCAAGTATTGAATTGAACTCCTCCGCCCGCACGACACCGGAGCCTAGCGCCTGGGAGAGTTGCAGCAATGCCCCGGAAGATTCAGCAGCTGTCTTGCCGGAAACGCGCAAAGCAACAGCCACCTTGTCAGTGAAACCGATCAGTTCCTGCTGCGAAATCCCGAGTTCCTTCTGCACAAGCGATGCCCGGCCAAAAAGCTCTACCAGCGCTTCCAGCGGCGCCGCATTCTTCTGGGCTGATTGGAACAGTTTGGCGTAGACCGCTGTGAGGTTTTCGCCCTCTAGACCAGCCACTTTCAGCGCATTCTCGATCCGCGTTGCGCTATCGACCAGCTTTTGCGCCCCACGCGCTGCAGCCGCCACTGCGAACGCCCGAACCATAACCCCCTGTAAAGCCGTGAAGGAACCCGAAACCGACTTGTTCATGCGCATGAACCGGCTTTCGATCCGCCGCGAGTTGCGATCAGCCGAATTGTAGGCAGACCGCATTTGCTTCTCGAATTTCGCCTGCGTGGCTTCGAGCCGCAGCAGCAGCGTTTCAACTCCGGTTGCCATCAATTATCCTCGATGCCGAGTTCGGCCAGCAGATCCTTTGACGGCTCTGCCGCCTTTTTCTTCTTGGTGCCGTTGGCAATCTGGAAGCCTTCGACGCAGGCCATGAATTCCCAGGCCGACATCTGATCCACCTGGCGAGGCGTGAAGCCTAGCGCGGCTCCGGTTCCGTAGAAGCTTGAGAACTTCCATCGCCCTCGCGGGAGGGGCTTTGCGCCACCCCCGCCGTCGTCTCCCCCAGGCTGTCATCCTCCGGCCCGTAGAGCGCCGCCATCAGCACCGCCGAGGCAAGCGTGACAGACTGGGCAAGCGGTCGCTCTTCGACATGCATGGCAATCAGGCGCGCCGCTTCCGGACGCTCCATGCCCCCACCCATCAGTGCCAGCCTTATTGTCTCCACCACGTCGTCGACCCGCCACTGACCCGAAGCAAGGCGACCAAGCACATGCGCAGGCCCTGCATCACACCGGTCCTGCAACGCCCGCAACTGACCGATCGGCAGGGCAAACTCGTGCTCGCCGCCCTGCCATGTCAGCGTGACCTTCATCAGGCCTTGGCCGTCCGGGTCGGGACGCCGTCGAACTGGATCTCGATCTCGGCCGTCACCTTCTGACCCTTTGTCCGCGAATTGTTCAGAGTGGTCAGCAGCGCCGGTCCGGTCTCATGCGTGGTGTCGCCGGATGTGCCATCATTGGCAGCCTTCACGTTGCGCACCCGAGCCACCTTGGTGGCGCCCGAATACCACCAGTCCATCATGGCTTCATGGCTTGACAGCGCCCAGACACCGGAAGCCGACACGCTCACCGACTGTGACCGCACCGCACGCTCTATGGCGAGCGGCAGGCTCTCGTCATCGCAGTCAGGAATCTCGGTTTCGTCGACATTCGAAGTCCGGTTGATGGTCACATCCGTCAGACCACAAACTGCCGTATAGGTTCCTGAGGACGCGGTGAACTCGACTTCGAGCACCAGTTCTTCATATTTTGCGGTCACCGCTCTTGTCATGATTTCAGCTCCGATTGTGGGCGAGGCCCGTCACAGTTGCGGGCTTCCGCCCCGGTTATCCGGCTTGCGCCGTTTTCTTGATGCGTCATGGTCGCGCGCAGCCCCTGCGGCAATCGCCGCATCGCGGACATCCCGCGTCACGTCTTGCGGCGTGTCGGATGGCTCGAAGCACTGGCAAACCGCCAGCCTTGGCCGAAAGTCGAATTCAAATTTGCGGGTGAAGATGACTTTGGCCATCACACCTCCTCGATCATCGCCTGGACGCTGATCACAGCGTGATTGGTAATCCCGTCTGGGTCGCGGAAAAGCCGCGTACCCGTTACGCGCATCTCGACCAAAGCGTGGCTGCCCATATCGCCGGAATACCGGTGCAAAGCCCGGCGCACGGCGTCAGCCAGTTCCTTGACTTCGAGGAAGCCACCCCCGGCCCTTGACCAGCAATCAATCTGGATGGTCTCGATCAGACCCGTGATGCAGTCCGCGT